CTCTACATCCGGTACTGCGATAAGAATCCTATAGCCCTTCGGCTCAGGAAGCTTATCCAAAATGTCCTTCGACAGTTTGGCCTCTGTATACATGCGTATTCCTACGTTGTGCGCCGCTTGGCGTGATGCACCGTTGATGGTGTAAACATATGATAACGCGAGGAATACATATATCCAAAATTAGTCTTCTTCGGCCCTTGCATTTTGAAGGTCCAGAATCTCCCGCTCAACCAAAGCAAGACCATGAACAATGCCCACAATGTGCCTGTAATGAGGGAAATCAATTGCTGCGCCGCCTGCCAAATCATCCGCATACTCATTGAGATACTTTCTGATTTTCAGTTTAATCACATCAAGTTCGGTCAAAATGCTCGCTTCCTGAAGGGTTCAATTACGGGTTGATTGCGCTGGTCAATAAGCTTCGCGGCCTCAATCTCCAGCTTGTTTTCCTTGTAGAGGGCATCTGTTTCGGCAACAAGCTGCTTAACCTTGACGGCCTCTTCCTTGATGCGGAGTTCCTCACGCTGCATGACGGTGAGCGGATCATTCGGATCCTGCTGAGCGGCCTGCTGTTCGGCGTTGTGCTGCTGGAGAAGCCTGTCTGCGGCAACAGAGGCAAGCTTGGCAATGTCGTTCTCGACATCAGGCGGAAGCTGCTGGCCCATCTGGGGCAGGCTAACGCCCAGCTTGAGTTCAATCTGGCGGCGGTAGGAGTAGGCGAAGTGTTCGGCTAGATGGCTCTGAATTGCCCCAATAAACTGCTGTGCGTTGGGGTTCTGGGATACGAATTGCTGGTAGATTGGATCCTGCATAAACGCCGTATGCACTTTAATGTGGGCGTCATGATCCTGTTCAGGGAACACCTGAACAGCCTTGCCCGACATAACATGCATGTTTTCGGTGACGGGATCCGTTGAAACAGCCTGTGCCTTCGGCGGAAGGATCAGATCCACATTTGGCACGTTTAAAGCATGCAGCATCTGCTTGTGCAGAACTTCAGTGTCGTACATGCCTTCGGGGGCGTTCTGTGAAAGCTGGATGGCAGCCTGATACTGCATAACCTTCTGCGCCATAGTGGAGGCGTTCGGGTCAGAAACCGGGATGATATCAACGCGATCATCAAAGTCAGCCTGACGGCTGTAGGGCTGCTGGGGATTGTCGGACACAGCATACTCATAATCCGGTGGCATGTACTCGCGAATCACATCAGCGATAAGCTGGAATTCTCGGCTAAGGGCTGCATGCACACGCGCCTGAACGGCACTCATAACCTTCATAGACCGCTCAAGGAGGGCTAGGGTTGTGCCGACAGGTGCTTCGGGGTTTGAATTTCCAATGTCCATCTCGGCGATGGAGCCAATACGGCGTCCCTCATCAACGAGATTGCCGAGAAGCTGATACAGCACACTCGACGGCTCTTTGTAGGGGAGGAAGGTGATCGAATCACGGATTGAGCCAGAGGCCACATCCACATCGCGGAACTCGCCCGGCATAATGGGATTGTCATCGCCCTTGATGCGGAGCCCACGGGCCTTCAGACCTCCCGGAAGGTTGGAGAGCGTTCCGGCGTCCACAAGCTGGCGAAGGATGGAGGTAGCCGACTTGGCAATACCGCCGATAAGGTGAACAAGCCCGGTGCCATAAAAGCCAAGCCCCGGAAGGTATTGATAATGAACAAAATACTGACGCTTGGTGAGGGTGGCGTCACCCTCCTTCCAGTTGCGCCGAATCGAAAGAACAGTCCTACTAGACTTCTCAATCGTCACAACGTAGGGCAGTTCAAGCCCGTCTTCGTCTTCAAACCCCGGAAGATCAAGATCAACACACATCTCAAGGATTGTGTGCCGCGTATCATCCGAGAATGATGGGGTCTCGCCCTTTACCTTATCGTACTTTTTATGTAGCGATGAGTAGTCTGGGGATGGCTCCGGAATATCAATATCCCGGTAGAAACCACTCACCTGCAATTTCCGAAGTTCGTTCGGGTACATGCGCGTTACATGGGTGTAGCGCGGGCAAGCGGCGAGATCTGTTGTGCCGTAGGCAACCACGAAGTCCTCCGCAGGCACAAAGACTGCGGCGGGACGCTGATTGATCGTGTCGTAGTATACTTTACGGAATGCGGAACCAGCCAAGGGAAGGCGGAATAGAAGCTGTTCAGTTTCGGAGCGATAGTCACGCATCTTTTCCGTGACTACGTAATTCATTTCCTGCTTTACGCGCTGAGCCTGCTTAAGAACCTCTTCGTCGGCCTTGCCAACGATCTTGGTTTCTACGGGGCCAGAGGAGGGGAAAACCTCCATAATAGTTTGGGCCTGAAAGCGAATCACCGCCTCAGTTAGGACGGGATGATACACGCCACATGCGCCCGGCCAAGGAGTTGTGCGCTCCTCAATATTCAGGCCAAGGAGGTCGAGGCCCTTAATGTAGGCTTCCTCCCAATCCTTGCGGGTGTTGAGGTCATCATCAAAATCAGAAATCAAGCCAGCAGCGATAGAGTCGAGGTCGCCCTCCTCCATAATTTCAGCCAGATTGTCGCCGTGCTCAAGGTCACCCATGCCCTCAAGTTCGGGGTCACCAAAATCAACGGTAACGCCACCCTCATCGTCGGGGGTCACGGTCGGGCCGAGATCCTCACCGGGAACGTCTACGTTGATCGGTGGTGTTTCCGGCGATACGGGGATGTAAGGTTCCATGAATCAGCTTTCTGAATTTGGCTTATTATATCAATAAAACGGTTCTTTACGGAACTTTGGCAGTTGGATCTCATCGTTTTCGTCGGTCGGGATCATAAATCCACCCTGCCGGAATCGCATAAGAGCCATCGTGACGGCGTCCACGTAGTCATCATGGTCTCCAGACGGAAACGCCGCACACTCCTCAACCACCTCTTCGGCAAACCGTTCATCCGGGGCCCAAACCACCCCAGATGCAAAGATGTCGGTGATTGCGTTTACACGCACAACCTTGTCGCCAGTGGCCCGAGTTGGCGTAAATTCCTGAACTGGTATGCCAGCATTGCGTAGTTCAGCAATAAGAGGAGCCCCAGACGCCTTTTTTTCCACAATAAACATATCTGGCTGCCAGTTCTTGTGGTACTGGACAGTGGCGGCTTTTAGCTCCGGAAACTCCATCTTGTCCTTCCAAGCATCCAGAAGAATCAGATTTGGAATTGGTTTTCCGGTTGCATCCGGGTGATTAAACACCCCGAACGTGACACATGCTGAGTAGTCGGAGCGTTCAGTCTTTGAGAAAGCAGTATCCATCGCAATAATGACCGCCTCGCAGACCGGGGCTTTCTCATCCTCCCACACATTCCACCAATCTCGCTTGATCAACGCACCCTCTTCCGAGGTGGGATCCTGCTGGTATTGTGCCGACCACTTGGAGATTGGCAGTTCGATCTTCAGCCGTTGAAGTTCGTCAATAGACCAGAACTCAGGCCAGAGCGGATCCCCAGACGGCATAATAGCCGGAAGTTCAATGACTTCCCACTCAGAAGAGCCCTCATTCCTAGCGGATGCGCTGATAATCTGCCCTGTAAGGTCTCGCTTCGCCCAGCGGGTCATAACAATAACAATAGCGCCACCGGGCTGTAGGCGCTGTCTTGGGCCCGACGAATACCACTCAAACACCTTGTCGTACACCGACACATCGAACTGGCCGACCATAGCCTCCTGTTCGGAGTGCGGATCGTCAATAATCAACAGGTCGGCACCCTTACCAGTGACGGCACCACCAACACCGATAGCAAAGTACTCGCCGCCCTTGTTGGTGGACCAGCGACCAGCGGCCTTTGAGTCGGACTGAAGCCCCACGCCGGGGAACACCTTCTGATAGTCTTCGGAGCCTACGAGGTTGCGGACCTTACGACCAAAGCCCACAGCCAGTTCGGCAGTGTGGGCGGTCTGGATGATCTTCTTGTTGGGGTATTTCCCTAGAAACCAAGCCGGGAGGAGATATGAGGCAAACTCAGACTTGGTATGCCGGGGTGGCATATTGATGATCAGGCGCTTGAGACTGCCGTTGGCCACGCGCTCGAATGCTTCGGCCATGATTTTGTGATGGCGTCCGTCAATAAACCCCGGCCACATCTCCTTAACAAACGGGAGATAATGCTCTCTGGAAGCCTCGACGCGCTTCGCTTCATCCAAAGCACGAAGAAGCCGGAGGATTTCCGGCTTCTCTGATTCGGGGATCTTATTAATTATTTCAGAATAATCCATAAAATCCATTATATGGTGCCCGCTGAGAGAATCGAACTCCCAACTGCTGATTACAAAACAGCCGTTATACCACTTAACTAAGCGGGCTATTCGTAGATGATATCATCCGGCGCGATGATGCAGGAATACTTTGGAAGCTGAAAAATCCCGACAGTATCCTTGATGAATTTTTCCCCGGCCTCAACGCACTTCTCTTGTGTTGTGTAGTTCCCCGGAACAACGGTCATTGATGCGGAGTTGTAGGTGTAGATTAAAACAAGCACCCACATCACAGCAGCCCCAGCAACCTCTCCACCTCAACCACCTTTGCAAAGTCCTGCTTCTTCTGAAACATTGTCCGACCATGCATGATGGTTGTGCGGCACTTACCCATGATATCCCCGACCCGTAATGGCGTGAGGCTTGGGTTGTACTTAAGGATTGCCCAGTAGCAGTGGCATTTTGCCTGTTTAAACTTCTTGCCTGTAGAGCGACCAAAAAGATCGTCAACCGAGATTTCATAGGCAGTTGCGATTGCATTCATCACGGGCTCAAGAATTTTCTGATCCTTCCTAAGAGGGATCTTCTGAATCTTTGCCTTCTTCTCGCGGACTACAGAGTCCCTATTGCGAGCCGTCACATCTATAGCACCCCTCGCAAACTTCTTCTGGGCATGCCGAATCCTTACAATATCCTTGGATTCGGCAGTTTCTTCTTGGATCACGGTGTGTTCCCAGAAGAATTTTCCGTTTAAATGTTCTGCCATCAATTCTTCAGGGCTTTTCATTCTTTTTTGCCTTCTTTTTCTTCTTCTTTTCCTGAATCTTACGCGACACATCAATATATGTGCCGAGAGATCCTTGGAACGGGTAGTTCCCAAAATGGGAAGTGACTGCCCACGGGAAAAGCCACACATCTCCACCAATTTCTCGCCACTTATGGCAGAAATAGTAGTCTTCCGACAGATATCTTTTGTTCTCAATGCCTGTTTTGAAGAAAGCAAACATTTCGCGCTCTAATCCAAGCGAAAGATCCTTAGAATGATCGGAAATGTAATGGTTTTCGGGAAATGCCTCCTTCATTTTCAGGAAAACATCCCGCTTTATCAACATAAGCCCCGTTCCAGACTCACTCACCTTTAAAATTTGAGTGAATTCAGTGCTTTGTTCAAGGGGTGTGAAAACATACTCACCAACAAGATTCTCAAGTGTGGGGATGTCTTTAACCCCGTTCTTGATTGCTTCGATAATCATTGGCCAACTGATGTGTTTCTTTGGATAAGGCGCGCAGATAACGTCCTTATCATAGTGAAGCATGGCAATTATGTCTTCTGGACGAAATTGAATGTCGGCGTCAATGAAGAGCATGTAGTCTGCATTGCTTTTTGTCAGGAATTGATCAACCAGCCCATTTCGGCCCCGGTCAATCAGGCTCTCATTCATCATAAAAGCGTGTTCAAACTTTATCCCAAACCTAAAGCACTCAGCCTGAAGACGGAGAAGGCTTGAAATATACATCGTGTTACCAAGCCCGCCATACATCGGGGTTGCAACCATGATACTCTTGCCCTTGAGCGG